GATTAATATAGTTAGGGTGATTTAAATACTCTTTTGAAACTTTATCCCATTCGCCTCGATTAATTAATTTAATCGTTGCCGGGCCTAGGTCTCCTCGATATGATGCATTCATGATTGCCATTTGCACATATTTAGGATATGAATCATATTTAGGAATTCTTCTTTTAACATCAGATTCAATTTTTTGAATTCCTTTTGTTAACAACATTTCTGCTTGTTTTTCAGAAATTTTCATTCCAGGTTTAAGAGTTGGAAATATTGATTTCGTAGTACCATACCCAATTGTGACTACTCCCTGAACCTGTTTAGATGATTTTACTGGTCGCATCGTTGCGTCATCATAAGTTACATGAAGACCACTATTGTCAGTTACTTTGCCTTCCCATTCTTTAACTTTTTCGCGAAATTCCGGATCAACTGCTAAAGATTCTGATAATAAATGTTTTAAGCGGATCATTATTTGCCTTTTTGATCTCGAATAATCAATTCACCTAATACTTCTAAACGGCCTACTTCGCGTTGAAATTCAATTGCAGTCATATCTAATGAAATCTTTTTAAGAGTTTCAGCAAATTCTTTTTTTGCAGAATCAACTTCAAATTTTCCTGCTGTAGCGCGACGATAATATGCGGCTTTCACTTTGAAATGGTGCCAAGTTAGTAATGCTAAGCCACCCTTTTCTTCAGCATTCGACGCTATCTTGGCAGCGCCCTTGCCACGCGTTTCTGCAAATTCTTCAAACTTATCGTTAGTTTGTTTAGATTCAAAAAGTAAATTTAATAGTTTCATATTAATAAATATCAATTTGTTGTATTATCATAGAACATTCTATCGGAATCTTCTGTATGCCATTTTTCTTTATCTTCTGAATTATAAAATTCATTGCAAACGAGATAATCTGGTTTAGTTGGGAATGGTTTTGTTATAAATGAAGGTTCAGACCATTTTATACGATTGTTAGGTTGTAATGCAATTTGACCATTATCCATCAGTATAATATGATGTGATTTATGTTCTATAGGATCTTCAGCTAATGATATATCAGTATTAATGTCGTTCGACCCCCAATTGATAGTACCAAAATACTTTCCAGAATACCATTCCCGGTTTTTCATATATATTTTAACTGGCGCATCTTTTATAAAATTAAGTTGCAGTAAAGTAAAATTATATGAAAAACAATTCCAAATTTGTAAATAATGAAATGGTAAATCCGGTGTTGGTGTATTGGGTTTTGTCAAAAGTGCGTGGCTTGGTAATTTGTCTCGCATTACGCCATTATTTAATAATACTTGAAATAATGCTACTTGCCCAGGCATACATCTTACTGAAATTATAATTCCTTCTGTAAAATTCCCTTGTCCTTTTTTGTGTTGATACATATACTCATCCCGTACATAAACTTTTAACGGAAAGAAATTATGTTCTATATATGCCATATAACTTATTTTTTGTGTTTTGATATTTCAATTTCTGCAAGTTGTTTTAATGCAGCTTTTTTTGTAGGATGTGTTCCTAATATGCGATCACCCTTTGATGGCTTAACAACCCATTTGCCATCTCGTTGTTCAATACGTTCTGGCATTAGTTGTTTTAAATGATTACCAAAATCAGCAGGAACAAATTGAGGTTGTTGCATATTGTATGAATACATGTTTGAATCATGCTGCATTTTATTCATTAAAAAATCTCCAACCTCTTGTATGTCATCTTTTGAAGTAGCAACGTGATCTGCTGCCCAATCATGGCCATCACTTAGTATTTCTTGTACTTGATTTGGATCTAATTGCAACAATGCATCTACATATTTTTTAATTATCTTTAGATTGCCGAAGAACATGTAATTGCCATCTTTATCATTGCAACTACACATATCATTGCATTCGCATATTTTCTTTTTCATAGTTTCCTTATATTTCATTACCAATGAATTCATATGCTGCAGCGCCAATATTGATAACCAATTGAATTTGTCCAGCGCCATACCCGGTATTAAAATATATTGCACCATCGCCAGGCGCTGCCGTTTGCCCTATTTTTTGTGCTAAAGATGCTGTAGTTGCAAATGATGCACTAGTAGCAGTACCTACTAACGAACCACTAAAAGACCCAGTTGCTACAATTGTGTCTGTACTTACTCCGCTTAATGCATCAATTGCTCTAGTAATGTGTTCAGCTTGAATTGTAGCACCACCCGTAATACCTGTTTTATTTATTATTGCCATCTAGATTCCTTTTTTTATAAATAGGCCAATTCTTTGATTTTTCATTTAACCATTCTTGGCGATCATCGCACCCGCAATCTTCATTTAGTATCTGAGCAATTTGTTTTGCTAACTTGTCTAAACCAGTTGCTGATGTTATTTTTTTAATATCATCGCCTAAACCTTTACTTGACATAACGTGCTCCATTTTTAATTTTATTTGCTAACTGAATCATCATTGTTTGCCATTGAGGTGTCCTAGGAATTTCAAACACCATGGTGCCTGGATATGTATATGTTTGCTCGGGGTGCATTAATTGCATATGTCCCGTGTCATCAATTCCTAAAACCTGATGCGGTACATTTTTCATGGTAATGTTATTACTGGGAATCATTGTGCACTTACCAGGATGTTTCCATTGACCCATTGCATCTTGTACTGCGTTAGTATGTTTCATTACATGTTGCCAGCCGCTATCATCCATTACATGATGTTTAGTTACATGTTTTGCTAGCATATCAATTATATCTACTGCGTGTCCTGCATTTTCTATTGTAAGTTGTGTCATTGTAAATCTTTGAGCCAACTCTTTTAAACGGTCTAAATAACCTTTATTACGTAGATATTTATATGCTAAATTTTCAATTGAATATTCGCCAGCTGAATCTAACCCCGTCTGACGTAGATCGCGTAAGCGTTGTTGTATGTCTTGTATTTTATCTTCTAATTCATAATCTTCTATATTCAATTTATCAATTTCATACACATATGGCTGTGCTTTTTTCTTGATAGCATCGTCATCAATTGAAATAATATCTGGTTTTGGTTTTTGTATCCATTGTTTATGCATCAATGAATATATACCTACCGATGAATGAAGATTTTCATTTAAATCTTGTGCATACAATTCAATATGCATACCCTTTAATTTTAAAGGATATTTTGAATTCCAAATACTTTTTTTAGCTTGTAGATACTTTTGTACTAAGTATAAATTGTCACCAATTTCTAAATAATTTATAATAATATGTATATCAATATCACTATGCTCTGTCCAATTATAATTAGCATTGCTGCCAACTAACACAATATCCAATATTGGCGTTTGCTCAATATCTAGAAAATCATAAAATGCTGATGCAATTTTTATGAAGCCTTCACATAATTTTGGACGTAATTCATCTCCTATCCAAAGCTTTGGATTAAGTGTGTTGTTTGATTGATATTCGTTTAACATTAGTCAATATCCAATTGTCGTTTTAATTCCATTATATCAGCGTCTGAATATCCTTTTTGCTTTAAAGCATTAAGTCGATCTGTGGTTGTGCCTGATGCTGATTTGAAATCATCTTTGATTTGAACTAAATCATCTGAAACTGTTATGACTGTTCCGCCGGGAATACTTTTTTCTGCATCTTCTGAGCTAGTACCAAAATCAGTTAATCCTACCGTATCTGTTATTGCAGTACCTACGCCAGCCACGCCGGCTATTGTTGGCAGAGCATCTTCATTCTGTTTAACTAATTCCATTACACTTAAATACAATGCAGAAACTACGACGCCATTTGCATCATCTTTTGGATCTAACCCAATTTTCTCAGCTAAATCTTCAATTTCATTTGCAACAACATCTAAGCTTTTAGGATTTGATAAACGATACGTATCAAGTTTAGTTAATGAAGCAATCATATCATCTTTATTTGCAGAAAAAACTGCACCTGGTTTAAATATATTCCCTGCTTGTTGAAAATAATTAGAAGCCATTTTTACATAATATGGATTTTCTACCGACATTGATAATTTTGCAATGTTGTTTGAAACTTGTTTCCATTTTAATGCATCTGTCTTTTTAAGATTATCAAACCAATCGTCAATATCTTTAGTTCGTTTACTCCAAAGCCATGGCGGAATTCCAATATCTCCAACGGATTGTGCAGCACTTGGCCTTTTTAGTTGTTTAAATAACGATGTTGTTAATAATGTACTGTTTTCTACTTGTTTAACAAATCTAACATCCATTGCTTTTCTAAGTTGCATCAATTCTTTTTTATTGAAACCAAATTTCTTAACTATGTTTCTAGCTATACCAAAACCACCAAATGTTATTAAATTTATTCCAGTTGATGCAATTTTGCCAGTAGTTTTTCCAATTGCAGCTACACCCTTTTTTATTAGCGTTCCGCCTGGGAGTTTGAATGATTTTCTTACTGGTACAGATGTTGTATTTTTAACCAAGCCAGCTAAATCATCAATTTGTCGATATACACTGCGTAATGTTGCCGGATCCATTTTTAAAGCTTGCTCTAATTTTGCAATACTCGATTTACCTGATACTAACATTTTAGCAACATAATCACCATGATCAGCTAATTTAGATAATTGAACTCTACTAAGTTTTCCGCTTTCTAATGCAACTCTATAAAAATCAGCCATAGCAGTTACATTTCCTGCTTGAGCTTGTTTTAATATTTTACGAAATGCCATGGCGCCGCCAATTGACTGAATTGCTCCTTTAAATCCTAATTTTAATCCAGATCCTACTATCGGAACTATTGCTATCAACGACAAGTAACCTTCAAGCTGTTTGCCGCGGGCAAAATATATAGCTGCATTGATTGCATCAAGTATATCACCATATCCGGGTATGAATCCTACCCAATCCAATATTGTTTGAAAAATGTCTAAAGCTCGCGTGTTATCAATTTCTTGTTTTTCTTTGGAGCGTATTGATAATGCATCATTATCTATTTTTATGAGTTTACGAAGTTCTAGAGCTTTGTTGTTAACAGATAAAGTACTTGTTTGTTTGTTATAAACCCACGGAACTATTTTTTTTGTAGAAACGATCTCGGCATTTCCATCAGACTGAATATATATAGTACCTAGTTCGGGGTCTTGATATTCTGCAACTTCTTTACCATTATTGGTAAACAAGAATAAATTATTTGAAGATAATAAATCTTTTACATCTGACCAATTCATAGCCGCTTCTACAATTGGTTGTTTAACCTCTTCAAGAACTTCTAAAATAATGTTATTAAGTCGTTTAACGTTCATAGTACTTCTTTATTAATAAATATACTTACTTCCAAAAGAGCTGTACTAAAATAAGAGAAAATGCTAATACCAACGATATTGCAGTTTTTACATTGATTGCTTCTTCTCGAAACAAATAAGTCATAACCGTAAAAATGAATATGCCAGCAGTAAATGACATAAATCTACCGGGCCAGAATAAATTACCAAAGCCTATTACTGAGAAACGAGTTGCTTCCATGAACAGCCATGTAATAGGAATACCTAATACCATTAGTAGATATCGATAATCCTTAGCCCATGTCCAAATCAAAGGTCCATTAACTTGTACCCATACTATGATTTGTCCGAATAAAAATAAGAAAAATGAAAGGGCAATATGTTTATAGTTCATACTAAATAATAAGGAATAATTAAACGTATTCCAAATTATTTACGATTGCCTTTGTGAAGGTCTATTTTATCTAGAATTGCATTCAATGCATTCATATCAATGAATCCTGCCATTGATGCATTTTTAAGAGCACTTATTAATTGAAAAATCATAAAAGGGACTAGAATAGTCTCACTCAACCAACTAGTCCCTTTAAATCCTTGTTCTACCATTAACAACACTGTTAAAAGAATAATCCACGTTACTAATGTTTTCAAAACTTTAAGTGCTTTATAAGTTTGAAACCCTTCGCGCTTAGTTCCGGCAATTACACCAAAGAAGCCATCTGCCATTACTACTCCAACCAATGCCAAGTATTGATCTGAATTTGACATTGCCAAGTTGAAAAAGTAAGAGCATATGAATGCCATAATTGTTCCTATTGAATATATTCCTGCAGCTGTTAATGTAGTTGTTTTCATTATTTAATATCCGCTGATTCGATTAACGTATATGTGAATGATTTACCATGAATTGCTGCAGCTTTGCGACAAATAGCCATGAATGATTCAAAATCAGCCGCTTTTTTAAAAACTTGACAACCTTCTGACCAATTCTCTACATATGTTGAATCAGCTCCAGCTTTGTGAATATTAATTCCAAATACTCCTTCAGCTATTTTATTCTCATCGTAAGTTAAATCGCGATTTGGATCACGATAAACCTTAACCGGCTTTTGTTGCTTTAACGCTTCATATTTACCTTGATGTAAACCCAAAGTGTGAGATCCTCTATACTGACCTTCAACTAATCGAGCAACACCCGCTGCGTTATGATATTGTTG